CAAAAAAAACCCCGCTGGGCAGGAGTAACCTAGCGGGGCAAAACAACTACAAAACAAACATCTAAGGGAAAACATACAGTTTACAAATTTAGGCAGCAACTTACCCTGCCATGGCTTTTATTATACAGACATTGTGGGGTGGTGCAATGCTAATTCACTTTCATCTGGGGGTATAGCCAACTGCTCTTTGTATTCCTGAATCTCTAACCACAATTCGTCAATCTCCTTTCTGGCTTTACCGCACATCCCATTGAGGGCCGCTTCCATAAGGTTGAATAGCTTTAATTTGTGGTCATACAGTCCGTACTCTTCGATCTCTTCAAACACTATCTGGATAAATGGGGTCTCTTCAATCATTCGCCTAACCTCTTCAGTTGAATTTTAATCTGCTCGCGCAGTTCTTTTTTAAACGCTAACACTTCATCCATCTTAAACTTGGGCGGCTTTCTGAATGCCAATCTGTTCATAGCCTTTACTCGCCTGACTCCGTACATATCTTCCATATACATCCGGTATCGCTCTCGTATCTTAGTGGTCTGCATACCCTTCCAGTTGCAGCCAGCACATTGGGGGTGGATATTCTCTTCATACAGCTTGAATCTGAGAACTTCTTTGCGGCCATAAAAGTGACCACCCTGAGCTTCCTTGTAGTGCTTAATAACACCGCAGGTCACACACTCACAGAAGCCCAATCTGTTGCTCGCCTTTAGACGAACCAGTTTTTGCAGTAGCACTGCTGCCTTTTCCACTTCCTGCTGTATGGTTGGCTTCTTTCTTGGCTTTCTGTTTGGATTCTTTAGCTTGCTCATTTTCCCTGACCTTAACATACTCTGAGTTTCTTGGTACGCTGAGTCTAACACGCAATTTCTCATCTGCAAATATAAGCACACTGTGCATGAACTGAGCCATCTTAGCCTTACCCTTGGGTGTAGCATAGACCTGACCCTCTATCGACTCCCTGCCCACCTTTACAGCGTATGTACCAAGGAATTTATGCTTCAACCACAACTTCCATGCTTCAGCGTCTGCACTAGGGGTCTTAGCTTTCATCTGGTCGGCAATCTCCCTGCACCATATGTTAAACAGGGCATCCTGACTGAGACTGGTGGGGTCAGTGAATGGCATCAGCTTGATAGCCAGTGGGGACTGGTAGTTCCACCCCCTGATCCTGGTCTCCAAGTGCTTCAGCTTTGCTTCCACCTCAGTGGTCGAGCTAACCTTAACGTAGTCACCCTGAGTCATAGCTTCATCCTCAAATATTTCTGTGAGATTTTATCTGCCTTGCTCTCGCATCTGACAATGGTAGTCACGCCCCACTCTTCTTTTGGTTTACGTGTTCCGTTAGCCCACATATGGCAGTCACTTACTTCAGGTGCGCCCCTCACTCGACCTCGCATACTACTGGCAACAATACCAACTGCCGCGCCTAGCTCTTTCCAAGTGTAGGTTTGATTCTTTACCAGTCCCAAGTCAGTGCGATCACCTACCCACCTGATCAGTCTGGTGTTGGGATGGTCACGACCTGCGCCCATTGGGGTTGGTTTCATCTCGTATTTTCTTGCTCTCATGGTTCTCTCCTAGTTAATCTGCCCAACTGGTATCGGTTAGGCTTTCAGTTATTTCGCGACCTCTCAGGCCACTTGGTTTTTGTTTTGGTTTAGCCAGCTGCTTGGCGGCAATATCCTGCTTCTCTTTCCTTACCCATGTGCTGACACAGTGTTGCCATGACGACATTTTATTTTTACCAATCATCCACCCCTTGCTCTCATAGAAATCAAGAAAGCCCTGAGGGTCTACATACCTGTTGGCACCAGTACGATTACAGTGATCAATAACCTCAGTAAGAGTTGGCTTAACAAATGGCGGCTTCTTCTTCTTTTTTTCTGGGGTGATAACCCCCTTATTCCCTGTAGTATTATTTGTATTATTATCTGTAGTATTATCCTTAAACTTTTCTAGGGTAGGGTCATCAACTTTTGTAGGGGAGGGTTGAAACTTTTCTAGGGTACCCTCCTCTACTTTTAGAGGGGAGGTATTAAACTTTTCTATGGTAGGGGTATCAGCCATCTGGATGTAGCGGTGCTTGACCTGCTTAGTGCCAGGAACATACTCCAACTGCATATTGATATACTCACACTCACTGAGATTCTTTATCCACTTGCTGATGGACTGTACGGAAACCTCGTACAACTCAGCGAAGTATCTATTGGATGCCCAGCAGTACCCCTTCTCATTGCATAGAGCAGTGATCTCACCATAGAGCAACTTAGCATTAGCGTTTAGCCTTTTATCATACCTGACGCTGGCAGGTATCATTGCGTAGTAACCCTTCTTCTCCATCTTATTCACCAGCCGCCACAAATTCAGACAGCTTGATGTTCAGAGCTTCTGATATACGGATCATGGTATCGAGAGAGGGCTTGCGGTGACGGTTCATGATGAGACTGACAGTAGCAGGACATAGCAGTGTGAGCCTGGAGAACTCAATGTGGCTCATGCCATGCAGGTTTAGGTAGTAGCTGATTGCTTTAACAGTATCCATTTTGTTTCTCGGTTTGGTTAGTGAGGTGACATAGTATAACTATATGGATTATTTTACAAGAGGTTATTGACATCAAAATAACATGGCTGTATTGTGACACTTCAAACAACAGGAGAAGACCATGTTTAAACAATACGAAGACCCCAACCGCACTGGCAGTCCAGATGATGACTGCTTCAAGAGATTCATAGGTGACATTACTGGTCGTGATGGTGATGATCTAGACTTTTATGAGCAACGTCCTATCGACCCAGAGCCTAGTCAATACGAGAAGGAGCAAGAAGCTATCCTTGCGGCAGAGCATAAGAAGGATGTCGATTACTTTATGCGTAGACAGATCAATCAGTTTGCCAGAAGTAGTGAGCAACGTGATGCCCTATTAAAGCAACATGGTTTGGAGGTAGAATAATGGATAAAGATATTGATTACTTGAATGACCTGGATCGCGGTGACTTTGATTGCCGCAAAGGTTATCCACATAAAGAAGGGCAGTCACACGCCTATGACATTGGATATGGCGCTCGCTATGTCCTTGAACAAATGCAATCAGCAGGAGCAATAGAATGACTAATAAAAAATCCGTATGGGCAACACTTTCCGCAATCGACTGTTCAGCTCACATCGAGAAGAAGGGTCAGCTATCCTATCTATCATGGGCATGGGCTTGGCAAGCACTGAATGAGCGTTACCCAGAGTCCACCTTTGAATACTTTGACCCGACCTTCCTAGAGAATGGCACTGTCGAAGTGTCAGTTGCAGTAACTGTAGAGGGCAAGACCCACACCATGTGGCTGCCAGTTATGGATAACCGCAATAAGTCTATCGCCAACCCCACCACCAGAGACATCAGTGATTCTCGCATTAGGTGCCTCGTTAAGGCAATCGCCATGCATGGATTGGGGCTGTACATATATGCCGGAGAGACCCTGCCAGAAGCAGCTAAGACTGAGGTGGTCAGTGCAGACCAGTCAGCAGACATCAAGGCTCTACTTGAGCAGACAGGTTCAGACGTTAAGCAGTTCCTGAAATACTTTAAGACAGACTCTGTAGATAATATGCTTGCAGTCCACTACACCAGAGCTATGGCAGCACTACAGGCCAAAGTAAAATGATCATCTTAAACGATGAGCAGGGTTCCCCTGAGTGGCTTGCCTCAAGACTGGGTAGGCCATCAGCCTCAATGTTTGGGAAGTTAATCACTGGTAGTGGTAAGCCCTCTAGCTCAGCAGAGTCATACATCAATGAGATGATTGCTGAGAGATTGACTGGTCGCAGTAAACCCTTCTACACCAACGAACACATGGAGAGGGGTAACGCACTGGAGCCAGAAGCTCGCGAAGCCTATGAGTTTATCACTGACTTTGAAGTGGTAGAGACAGGCTTCATCCTGGATGACAGTGAAGAGTTTGGCTGCAGTCCTGATGGCTTAGTTAGCACCGATGGTGGACTTGAGATAAAATGTCCATCTGATTCGGTACACGTTAGCTACCTGAGAGCAGGTAAGGTGCCAGCAAAGTATTACCAGCAAGTGCAAGGATGTATGTGGATAACTGGGAGAGATTGGTGGGA